AACCAGGGTTGACGTGCCCGCAGCCAAGAAGCGAGCGCCGGCCGCCAAGAGGGCGCCGCAACCGTTGAACAAGTGGCAACGGTGGTCACGGAGCAAAGAGGCGACAGACGAACTCTGCGCCAAGATCATTGGCGGAGAGACGCTGACGAGCATTGCGCGCAACCTGGCGGCTGGAGTCTCGACGCTGACGGATTGGATCGCGGCTGACCCCGAACGTTCCGCCCGCGTGCGCGAAGCCCGGATTGCCGCAGCCAACAGCTACGACGAACTGGCGCTGCAGGCCATCCGCGACGCATCCGACCCGTTTGAGCTGGCGAAGGCCAAGGAAGAAGCGCATCACTTGCGCTGGAAGGCGTCGAAGGCTGACCCTGGGCGCTACGGCGACAAGTTGGATGTCAAGCAAGAACTCACCGTGAAGAACCTCACCGATGAACAGCTTGATGCCGAGATTGCACGACTCAGCGCAGCGGCCGGGCTTGTCCCTCGCGCAGCAGAAGGCGCAGCTACTTGAGGCGCTGATCGAGCGGCGAGAGAGGAAGGCCGGCAACAAGCTGGCCGACTACAAGCCATACCCGAAGCAGCGCGAGTTTCACGCCAGCGCCGGGCCGCTGCACATCCGCGAGCGGCTGCTGATCGCAGGCAACCAGTTGGGCAAGACGTTCTCGGCCGGCGCAGAGTACGCGATGCACCTGAGCGGCGAGTACCCTGACTGGTGGTGCGGCGCAGTGTTCGACGAGCCGGTTGTCGGCTGGGCCGCATCGGAGACCAGTCAGAGCACGCGAGACACCGTGCAGCGGATTCTCCTGGGCCAGCCTGGCGCCTGGGGCACAGGAGCGATTCCAAAGCGGCACATCGTGGACATCAAGCGCGCCGCGCACGGCGTCAGCGATGCGGTGGAAACGATCTTGGTGCAGCACAAGTCGGGCGGCATCAGCCGCGTGACGATCAAAACCTACGACCAGGGCAGGACGCGCTGGCAGGGCGAGACGCTGGACTTTGTGTGGTTCGACGAGGAGCCGCCGGCCGACATCTATTTCGAGGGCTTGACCCGCACCAATGCGCGGCAGGGCATCGTCACGCTGACGTTCACGCCGCTGAAGGGGATGTCTGAAGTGGTGAGAAGGTTCCTGCAAGAGAAGCCGGCCGGCATCGCAGTCACAACGATGACGATTGAGGACGCGCTGCACTACACCCCCGAGCAGCGCGCGGCCATCATCGCCACCTACCCGGCCCACGAACGCGAGGCCCGCATCAACGGCACGCCGACGCTGGGTTCTGGCCGCATCTTCCCGCTGGCCGATGACGTGGTGGCCGAGGCGCAAGTCGCCATTCCGGCGCACTGGCCGCGAATCAGCGGGTTGGACTTCGGCTGGGACCACCCTACCGCAGCCGTGTGGATTGCTTGGGACCGCGACAACGATGTGGCGCACCTCTACGACACCTACCGCGTCCGCGAGGCCACGCCGCTGATTCACAGCGTTGCCATCAAAGCGCGTGGCGAGTGGATTCCGGTGGCCTGGCCGCACGACGGACTGCAGCACGACAAGGGCAGCGGCGAGGCGCTGGCCAGCCAGTACACGAAGCACGGCGTCAACATGCTGCGCGCCAAGGTCAGCCACGCGCCCGACTCAAGCAAGGGCCAGCAGGAGGGCGAAGGCGGCAACGGCGTCGAGGCCGGGCTGATGATGATGCTGGACCGGATGCAAACCGGCCGGCTGAAGGTCGCCAAGCACCTGACCGACTGGTTCGAGGAGTTCCGCCTGTACCACCGCGAAGACGGCAAGGTGGTGAAGGAAGGCGACGACCTGATGAGTGCCACCCGCTACGCGCTGATGATGCTGCGCCACGCCAAGACGCCCAAGCCAGAACTGCGCAAGGTCATTGCGCCCTACCGAGTTGCCGAACGCTCAACCGGCGTACTCGGCTGACACCAAGTGGCAACGTTGCCACTTGATCCAAAGGACATCCCATGACAGTTTTTCGCAGGGCCGGCGCCACGGTCAGCATCGCCGCGACCACCAGCAGCGCGGCCGTGGCAGTGAGCGCTGACGCCCAGGTGGTGCAAGTCACGAACAGCGGCACCACGCTGGCCTTCATCGCCTTCGGGCCGACCGGCGTGGCTGCCACGGCCGCTGACATCCCGATCCTGGGCGGCGAGACGCTGTACCTGCACAAGGCCGGGACCGCTTTTGTCGCGGCGCTGATGTCCAGCGGCACGGCCACGATCTATGTTTGCCCTGGAGACGCGCAGTGACACGCTCGACGCGGGCAATCAGGGCCAACGACGCTTTGGTGTTCGACGATGACGGCTATGTCGTCGGCATCCAGCCCCCGGCGGACAAGGAAAACCGCATGGCCGCGTTCAGCGGTGCGAGCGGCGTCTACAACCTGATGGCGCCTGATGGTGGCGTCATCGGCCTGGCTGAGGTGACACCTGAAGTCCTGGCGACTGCCAGCGCGACCACCACGGTGCTGACCGGCGCCGGCATCTACCAGGGCTACCGCTGCACGGTGGCTGCCGGCAACATCACGGTGTACGACAACACGGCAGCCAGCGGCAAAGTGCTGGTGCCGACCACGGCGCTTGCCTTGGGCAGCTTCCCGATCTTCGGCGCAGGCAACCCGCGCGGGCTGGCTGTGACCATCGGCGTGACCGTGGTTTTGAGCGGCGCGGCCACGGTGTACGCGGGCGTCGAGTCGGCCTGACATGGCGACGTTCTACGTCAACGGCTCGGCGCTGACCAACGGCAACGGCAGCGAGGGCTCGCCCTACAACGCCGTGCCGTCCAACACGCTGACCGGCGGCAACACCTGGCTGTTCGACCGGGCCGGCGTCCTGAGCATGGGCGGCGCCACGCTGGCCAGCGGCAACAACGTCATCATGGGCGCCTACGGGTCGGGCTCGGGCCTGCCGCGAATCATCGGTTCGGCTGATCTGTGGAGCTGCGCGACTGCCACGTCGCCGATCTTGGTCGAGGACATCCATTTCATCCGCGACGGCGCAGCCGGTGGCGTCGGCGTCAGGGCTTCGCAACTGTCTGGTGCCTCGGCCAGCTTCACGCTGCGGCGGTCGATCATCGACGGATTCACGTCCAGCTTCAACGGCGACCGTTCCAAGGCCGTCACGCTGGATCAGGTGCAGTTTCGCGGGCCGACGAACTCAATCGCGGTGAACGCCACGGCCACCAGCGGCAACAATTGCGACGACTGGACACTGGCCGGCTGCACCTTCGACGTGGGCGCGGCAACGCTGCTGACCACCAGCGCAAGCACGGCAACGACAGGCGCATGGAACCGGCTGCGCATCCTCGGCAATCGTTTCAACAACAGCACGGCCAACGACATCAACCTCGGCTGCCCGACCTCGCAGTCGAATGCCGCGCTCTACCTGCGAGTGACCGCTCCGAGCACCGTCGAAATGTTCAGCGACGCGGGCGGCACGACGCCATCCAACCTGCCCGCGTGGGCGCCGGGGACGACGGTGTTCTTCGCTGGCTTCAGCAACCGGGCGAACTTCGGCCTGTTCACGGTGTCCAGCGTGATCACGAACACCCTTGTCGTGACCGAAACGAGCCTGCAGACCGAGGCCCTTGGCCAGAACAAGGGCATCCACAACCGCGACGCGACGCGCGCCTTCCTGGACGTGCTGATCGACGGCAACATCATCGCTCGGCCCGGCGCGACGCCGATGAACCTCAACGGTATTCGCGGCCTGCGCGCGTCCAACAACCGCATCAGCGGCGGGCGCGGCGTCGGCAAGGTCTCGGCTAGCATCGAAACCATCAACGTGCTGGGCGCGATGGTCGAGGGCAACGACATCCGCAGCATGTTCGTGTCCATCGGCGTGCAGACCGTGGACGGCATGGGGATCATGTTTGACGGCGCCAGCGAGGATTGCATCGGCCGCAGCAACTACGTGGCCGACCTCACGCCGACGACCACCGCGACGCCAAACAGCGGCGCAGCGTTCGCTTTGTTCGAGTCCAAGAACTGCAAGTTCACATCAGGCGTGGCCGAACGCTGCCACCGTGGGCTGTGGGTG